TTCTACTAAAGCTGCTGGATTTTGTAATAATTCAACTTGAGCAGCAACTGCTGCAGTAATTACAACAGCATTTCCGTTTTCATCTGTACGAACATCTACTGGTGTTGCTGGTGGTAGATCTGAATAAGAAACTCCTGCTGCTTTAATTTCTGCTGCTGAAACAGACTCTCCAGGTGCGAGGTTCTCTATTAATTTTTCTACTACAACTTCTTTTTGCTCTTCAGTTAGCTTGCCTTCTTCAGCTGCTTTCTTTAATGCTTCTTCTTCTGCTTTAGCTTTTTCAGCCTCTGCTTCTTTTGCTTCTGCTTCTTTTTTTAATGCTTCTGCTTCTGCTGCCTTAGCCTCTGCTTCTGCTTTTGCGTCTGCCTCTGCTTGTGCCTTAGCCTCTGCTTCTGCTTTAGCATCTGCTTCGGCTTGCGCTGCTGCCTCAGCCTCTGCTGCTAACCTATCTGCTTCTGCTTTTGCATCTGCTTCGGCTTGCGCCTTAGCTTCCGCTTCTGCCTTTTCTGCTGCTTCTTCTGCTGCTACACGATCTGCTTCTGCTTTAGCCGCTGCTTCTTCTGCTGCTACACGATCTGCTTCTGCTTTAGCCGCTGCTTCAGCGGCTGCCTTAGCTTCTGCTTCTGCTTTTGCTGCAGCTTCCGCTGCTGCTTTAGCTTGGGCTTCTGCTCTTGCAGCTGCAGCTTCCGCTGCTGCTGCTTCTTGTGCAGCTTGTTCTGCTGCAGCTTCCGCTGCAGCTTGAGATGCAGCCTGCTGTGCGGCTCTTTGTTCCGCATAATAATTAACTGTAACCTGTGCAGCATTTGTCATAGCTGTTACTGCCTCATTAACTTTAGACACTGCTGTGTTAGCAAGGGTATCTGCTGCTTGTACTGTTGCGGTTGCAGTTTGAGTAAGATTATTAAGAGTTGCTACTTCAGCTTCTTTGATAGTAGTATTTGACGCTACCGTCGATTCCGCAACTGCTTTTTGCTCTTGTAGTGTATTTAATACTGTAGTGTCAGCTGCTAATACTGCAACAGCTTCATTCTTTACCTGAGTTAATGTATTTAATTCTGCTGTTTCTGTAGCAACAACAGTTGTTTGCTCAGCAATTTGAGTTGTTAGTTCTGCATTTGTTACATTTGTCATTTCTTGTACTGGAGCACCAGCTGTTTCACGAACACCAGTACGTGGACCTCCGTACAAAGAGGTTGTATTTCCAGCAACAGTTGCAGTTCCAGTCCATTCACCAGAAGTAGGGTTGACTGTCATTGTCCAATTAACATTTGTAATTGGTCCGTTATTGTCTCCAAATCTATGCAAATCCCAATCGACAGCAAGCGTAGTCTCTGTTGTGGTTACAGTTATTCCTGCACCAGTTCCTGCACTCATAAAATCAGAACCGTATACAGAAATATGTGGCCCCACTGGGAAGTCCCACCAATTATGATCTCCTGTGCCAAATGTTATGGTTGCTTTAGAAGTTACATATATTTGACTATTGCTTCCTTGACCTTCATAAACGGTGTCACCCATTTTAATATCAAATGGTGTATTTATTTTAGTTGATGCATCCCACATTGGAGGAAGAGTTGTAGTAGTTATTGTTGGTGTTTCTGGAGCAACAGGTGCTACGTACCCCTCAGTTGTATATGTCTTGCTGTCTGAAGGTGTATTTTGAAGGGCGGTTAATTCTGCAGTTTCTGTATTAACAACCGCTGTTTGGGCTGTAACAGCTGCTGTAGCAGTAGCAACTGCCTGAGTATCTGCTGCAACAACTGCGGTCTGAGATTCAACCTGCTGAGTTATGGTATTTAATGAGGTTTGTGATGTATTAAGATTTTCAGTAGCAGTAGCCACAACTGTAGTTTGAGACTCGACTGCCGCTTGTGCTGTTGTAGCAATAGCCACGGCTGTCTCTGCAGACTGGATAGCAGCGTTTGCTTCTGACACCTTTACTGTTGCCTCTGCTACCGCCGTAGCAATAGGCTCTTGAGTAGTAGCAATTGTGGTTGCAGCCTGTGTATCTGTATTTGGCACATTGGCCTGAATAGTATTGATAATAGCTGTTGCTTGAGTTTCAGCAGCTTGCTGTAGTGTTGTTTCTGCTGTCTCTACCTTGGCCACAACTGTCTCAACTGTGACAGGAGTGGTTGTAGTGGTAGTTTCTGAATTAGTACTAGGGTCAGCTGGAGTTACCTGCACAGTAACTTCATCTGCATATGCGTTGCTTGGCCCAAAATAACTTTCTAGTCAACTAGGTATCTCCTAAGTAATGCAATATCTTTGCTTACTTAGCAATTATAGCAGAATGTTAATTTAAATTACTTAACATTATCTGTTTTGTAAAATCCATTACCTTTAAACTGTATTCCAAAAGGTGTGAAATGTCTTTGTAATCTTTTACCACAACTTACACATAGATAGTTAGGTTCAACTGATGTTATAGATCTTTCCTTAGACACTATATTGTCTGGAGAACACTCACACTTATATTCGTAAATAGGCATTACTTACCGCTCTTTTTTCTCTTTTCTGCTAAGGCTGCAAAGTCTTTGACCTTAGTTTCTCCCATGTATCCCCACGCATAACCGTCTTCAATCATCTGTTCATTAACTGATTTTGTGTTTCCATCTAAATAGACCCATCCAAGAATTCTCCCATACTTTTCTGAACTATCTGGCTTTTCTGTTTTTACAACTATATCTTTTGCGTCTTTAAACTTAGACTTAAGATATTCTTTTGACTCTAACCCAAGACTTTTTTCAAATTTATCTGTTGTTCTAGACTCTGGCGTATCTATACCTGCTAACCTAAGTCTTTGAGAATATGAGATGCTGAATCCAAGATCAATGTCAACATCAATAGTATCCCCGTCCACTATTTTTGTGACTTGTTTAACTCTGTATTCAAACATCATTCTCCTTAAATTATAAAGAGCAGTTTGAGGACATGCTCAGGTCCATCCTTCGGGTAGCGACCCGAATAGCCTGCGACTCCCCAGTGACGGGGTGCAGACTTATATTATACTATTTATTTGATTTTGATGGTCTTTGGCTTTTTATCTTCTGGGACTAATCGGCTAATGTTGATATTAAGCATGCCGTCCTTTAACGATGCGCCAGACACTTCCATGTATTCTCCAAGGGCAAAAGATCTTGTAAATTTACGAGCAGCGATTCCTTTGTGCAAAACCTCTGCGTCTGTAACCTCAACAATTTCTCCAGATACTACAAGGGTGCCGTTGTCTACGGATACGGTAATATTGTCCTTTGTGAATCCTGCTACTGCAAGAGATACGAGATATGTGTCATCATCTAGCTTTAATACATCATACGGTGGATATGATTGGCGTGATGCAGCATTGTGCACATTAGCCATTCTTTCAATCTCACGATTAAAGCCAATAAAAAATGGATCCCTAAAAAGATCCATAGCGAATTGTGTTACCATTTTATTCCTCCTTCAAGCGAATAAGTTAATTTGTTTAGGCCCCTTATGGCGACCTAAATATATTATATCAAAAAATTAATTACCCTGCAATTAGTCGTTTGGAATATCCTTAAAGTCCATTTCTACAAGGCCTCTGAGCTTTGCTATTTTCTTACCTTCTTCAGTAAGGTGAAGCGTAGCCTCTAAGTTTTCATCATATTCTACTTCAACTAAGCCCTGCTCATATAATTCCATAAGAGATTTATCTACGTATTCTATATGAGATTGCCATAATTCTGGAGCAATGTCTTTTGCAAGCTCGGTTATACTATATATCATTTCTCCATTTTCGTCCATACCTTCAAGACTGACTGCACCAATCTCTAGATAATAGGCTAACCTTTCATCGCTTTCATCTGGCTCTTTCATTTTTCTCCTTTGTGCAACAGGTAGGACTTGAACCTACGATAGCCGAATTATGAGTTCGGGGCCTTAACCAACTTGGCTACTGTTGCCAAGTGTCTATTGTAACGTGCCGTCTTCATT